GTTGCGGCAGCCAATTTCATATAGTTGCGAGCGTGATTGGCACTTATTCCGAAATTCCTTTTGATCCATGGTTCAAATTCCCCGTGCCGCATCTGCGGCTTGGCTTCGAGCATCTTCTCGCCAGCTGCTCGGTAATAAGGCATGCCGGCTCGTTCCGATGCTTCGCGCGCCTGCTGTAGATCACTCTTGATCAGCGGTACCAGCACGCGCAGCGGTCGGCTGATCTCTTTCTTTTCCTGCGTTGCTATTTCACTCATGGTGTTTTCCTTCATGCTGCCGTTCCGGCGTTGGCCTTGAGATCCTCGACGGTGACGCCGAGCTTGGCGGCGAGCACGTCGATCACGGCTTGCTTGCTCAATTGGAATTCGCGGCCGGACATCGCCGACACTGCCTGTGAGCGCGGGATGTACTGGCGCACGATGCGCGGATCGTCCGCGTCGAACTCGATGCGCGAATAGTCGTGGCCGTCGCGCAGATAGCGCGCGACGCGCATCGCCTCCTGGCGGTTGGTGGCGCGGTACTCGCGCGTGTCACGAAAGGCGGTGTGCGTCAGCGCCCAGGCGCGCAGCTCCTCCGGCGACTGGAATTGCGGACCGTCTTCCGGCAAGTTCTGCCAGGCCTCGTGGATGATGGCGAAGAAGTGGCGGTGACTGTCCCAGCTGCGCGGCTCGACAGCCTCCAGGCGATAGACGCGACCGATCTGAAATTGCTTCTCCGCCAGGCGGCGATAGTAGGGTGTCGGCTCGAAACCTTCGCCGTTCCAGATGTACAACAACGGCGCGCTCATGCTGCAGCCTGCTGATCCATGGCTTCGAACGCAGCGACGTCACGAGCCACGTCGTCGAGAAAATCACGGGCTTGCTTTTCCATCGTTGCAATCAGCGCATCGTCGCGATGGAAGCGCTTGATGTAGAGCTGCGCCCGCGCCGGCAAGCGATCGTCGAAGCTGACAAAGTCGCACCATTGCCGGCCGGTGCAGGCGATCTGCCACAGCATTTGCAGTGCGTACTCATTCGGCACCTTGGCGCGGCCGCGCAGCCACTTGAGATGAACGTGCGTGTCGGGACATTTGAATTCGACGAGGCCGTCATCGCCGACAAGACCGTCCGGCGAGCATCCCGACATTTCGATCGTCGGGTGTGGGATGAAACCGACTTCGACGACATCGACGTCGCAGCGGAAGGCATAGGCGGCGCGGGCGCGCGCTTCCAGCATCGAGCCGCGCTCCATCGCGGCGGAGCGATATTGCTCGTAGGGCAGACCGGTGAGCCGCTCGGCGACGAGTTCTCCCCAGTAGCGCTCGCGCGATGCGCCCCAGCCGCCGCCCTTCACCGTGGCGACGGCATCGGCGAAGCGCGAGGCGGTGAGCTTGCCGACGCGCGCGAGCAGCCATTCCTGCGTGCGCTGTTCACTCATCGTCGATCGGCTCGTCGGCGTCGTAGCGTTGCATGATGTCGGCGCGAAATTTGCGCAGCTGCTTTTGCTCGCAGCGGTCGCAAGCGTAGGTGAGAAAAATGCCGTAGCCGTCGTAGAGCGGATAACGGTCGTGGCCGGATCCGCACGCGCACGAGGTGAGCAGCAGATAGCTCATGATGAATTGCCCTCTGCCTTGGCGATGGCGGCAGTGATTGCTTCCGCCGCATCTTGCCGCTGTTGCGGCGTTGCGCTTGATCCAAAGCCAAAGGCAAACTGCGCCGCTTTCAGCGCCTCCAGCATCTCCGGTGCGGCGGCGATCAGGCGGGCATCTTCTGGATTGGTGAGGAAACCCGTCCATCCATCCTTGTGAGGGATGCCGATGCTAAACTTGCCGTCGTATTCCCATGGTCCGGGTGTGTGCTTCATGCTTCTTTCTTCGATGGGTTCTTCTTGAGTTCGAGGTTGTATTTTGCGTCGGCGAAATCGCTGGCGCGCAGGTCGGCGACCTTGTCGATGCCGAAGTAGGCGCAGAATTTTCCGATGTCCTGGCCGACGTGGGCGATGAGCTGCTGCAGCTCGTCGAGCTGCTCGGGATTGATCGCTGCGGTGTCGGCGCTGGTCGCCTGCGCGTCATCGTCATCGGCGGCGGCGAGCCCGAGCGCAGCCTTGAGCGTATAGCGCGACAGGTAGGTCACCGCGGAGCCGATCGCCTGGTGCTTGTTCTTGGCGCCGCTGTCGTCGGGCGGGCCGGAGAGGCTGTTCTCCTCGCTGTGGCCCTCGCGATGGGAGATGATGCAGGTGACCGTGATCGGCTCGCCCGGCGGGTTGTGGGTGCGGAAGCGATAGGAGAGACCGTGACGGCCGAGCGGCTCGTCGATGGCGGAGGCGATCGCCGCCATATCCTCGTGCCGGTAGGTGGTGCGGGCGGCGCCGGGTTTGCGGCTGTCGAAGCCGACCTTCTTCGACTTCAGGATGGTCGGCAGGTCGGCCTTGGCGGCGGCGATGGCGGCATCGTAGGCACGCCGCGCGGCGTTTCTTTCGAAGCGCTCCTGCAGACCCATCAGCCGTTCGAGAATGTCGATGGAGGCGCCGCCGGCGACTGCCTGTTGCAGTAGCGCCAGCGGCGTGAGCGACGTCTCGGTCATCACCGGTTGCAGTGTGTTGGTCGGCTTGCGTCGCTTTCCTGGGGTCGACGCGACCTCGATGTCACTCATTCACTGGTTTCCTTCGGGGGCAGTGCCGGCAGGTCGAGCTTGTCCAGCTCGGCGCATTGCTGGCGCAGCGTCTTCATGGTCTGCATGGAGAGGCGCACCTCCTCCTGCAGGCGCTGAATGTCGGCGGCGATGCGGGAGGTGTGCTTGGTGTAGAGGTCGCGCACCGCCTGGGCGTCGTTCTTGAGTTCGGCCAGTTCGGCCTCGACGCGGGAGAGCAGCTCGTCGATCTCGCGGGTCGGCAGCTCGCCGAAACTGAGGATCTGCTTGAAGCTCGTGTCGGCGCGCACCTCCGGCGGGCCATAGTCGGAGGGCGCCGAGGAAGTTGCCGCCAGGTCGGAGATTTCGCGGGCGAGGCTGCCCATGTCGACGACGGGATCGTGGCGTGGCTTGAAGTCGAAGCTCTTGCGCATTCAATGCTCCGCGGGTTGGAAAAGCCCCAGCCGTTGGGGTGCATGACGCGAGACGCAGCAACGGCTGGGGCACGCTACGCAACAGGGACAAGAACGATGATCCGTGCCGCTCGCGCTGGGGGCGAGCCGGGAACGCAACATGATGGGAACGGCCTCCTGGGCGACAGACTGGGTTGATTTGCCGCGCCTGACAATGCCAATAATTTTAGGAAAACTAAAATATTATAGAAAACCTTAATCTCTCAACCCGGTTGCTCCCGATTTCACATTTTATTTCAGCGGCCCTGGGCAGGCGGAGAACAGGCCGGGCCCGAGCGGGATGAGCTGGCGGGCGCGGAAGTGGCAGCAGATTTCGCCGAGCCAGGTCACCTCGGCATCGAGGTAGTCGGGCGAGCCGAGCTGCTGCAGCCGCATCAGCCTGGCATGCCCCTGGAGCGGGCTGAGCAGGCCCAGCATGCGGCGATCCGGGTTGCGGGTGGCCACCAGCACCTCCTCCCCGAAATAGCTCACCAGCGGCCGCCGCTGCGCCTCCCAGTAGATCACCACGTCGCCGTCGCCGTAGCGCGGCCACAGGTGATGGCCATTGAGGCGCACCGCGGCGAGCGGGGCGGAGGGCACGAACGGGAGCTGCACCTCGGCACGGTGGGCGGCCGGCAGCGACACGATCTCGCCGCCGGGCTCGATGATGCCGACGAGCGGCACCCGGTCGAGGCCGAGGAACTCGATCAGCTTCGGCAGCTCCGTGACGGTGATGCGGCGGCGGCCGGCGAGGAGGGCGGAAAGCGTCGCCTGGGACACGCCAAGGGCTTGAGCCAGCGCGGTTTTGCTCAACCGACGCTCGGCGATGCGGGCACGGATGAGGCCCGGTTCCATGATACGCGGTACCAAGTTCTGTAGGTTTTTCCTACTCCGACAGCAGACTTTGTCTAAACCAAAGAGCGCTTGACGAGAACGAAAGAAGTAAAGCTTAAATACGTCACATTGTCTGACCGACTTTGCCGTCATGCCCAACCGCCGCCGCCGCCAGCACCTCGATCCGGCCACCCGCATCATCGCCCTCTTCGGCGGCGCCAGGCGGGTGTCGGCCATGATCAACGTCTCCTCCGCCGCACCCTATCTGTGGCGCTACGGCCGCGAGTACGGCGGCACTGGCGGCGCCATCCCGGCGAAGCATCATCGCGCCCTGTTGGCCTGGGCGAGAGCCGAAGGCATCCCGCTCACCGCCGACGACCTGTTGCCGCCGGACTGACCTCGTGCCCGGCCCAGGGGGCAATGATTACTGGACATCGCAACGGGTAGCAGCGTTGCGGAGCATGGTCGGCGAGGGGCTGTCCGCCGGCAAGATCGCCGCCGCGCTCAATGCCGTGGCGCAAGTGCACGTCACCCGCTGTGCGGTGATCGGCAAGATCCACCGCCTGCATCTGCGCGACGCTTGGCGCCGCACCGTGCGGTCGCTGCCGAAGCCGCCTCGACGCCCACGCCAGCGCCCACGCAAGGTGGTGGCCGCGAACGGTGCGCAGCAGGCCGTCGTGAAGGTCCGCTCCAAGGTGAGGCTGCCGCCGACGCCGGAGCCGGTGCCGCCACCGCCTGACCACATGCAGGCGCGGCATGGCCTGCTCGCGCTCGGCCATGGCGACTGCCGCTGGCCGTACAGCGATCCGCGTGCGGCGGACTTTCGCTTCTGCGGCAAGCCGGCACTGCCGGACCGGCCCTATTGCGCGGCGCACGAGCGGCGCGCGCATGCGCGGGGGTGAGATGGCCGAGCAGCTGCACCTGTTCGAGCAACCACCGCCGCCGTTGTCGGAGCAGGAACAGCATCTGCGCCGCGTCGCCGGCAAGATCGGGCCGGCGGTGATGCGTTTCCTGCGCCTGCGCGGCGTACGTGCGACGTTCCATGCCGCCGAATTGCACGCCTATGTCGGACCCTCGGTGGCGCCGGCCAGCGCCGACCGCATCCTGCGCGAGCTGCGCCGGCAAGGCAGCGTCGACTACCTGGTCGAGAACCGTCGGGCATCGCTCTATCGCATCACGGAGCTGGCGCCATGAAATGGTTTCGTTGGTATCGGGGGACTGTCGAGCGAGCCAAGTTTCGCATCATTGCCGATCGCGCGTCGTCTCCCGGCCCAGGTGGCGGCTCGGTGCATATGGAACGTGTCGATGGGGCAGTCTTCACCACCGATGTTCTGGCTGTATGGGTAACGGTTCTCGAAGACGCCGGTAACGCGTCTCATTGGGGTTACGTAACGCGTTACGCGCGTGACATTGCCACGATGCTTGATCTCGGTGTGTCGGAGGTCGAGGCAATTTTGGCCGGCATGGTCGCCGAGGAGATGATCGAAAGCGGCGGCAAGCGTGGTCATTATCACATCGTAAATTGGGAGAAATATCAATTCACTAGCGACACCGATCCAACGCGAGCAGAACGGCAAAAACGGTTCAGGCAGCGACGGACGCGTAACGCGTTACGCGACGGGCCTGTAACGCGTACAGATACAGATCTAGATCCTGTAGATCCTAGCGGATCTACAGCCGACGCAGGCGTCGGCGCTGCCGCCCTCTTCGACAATGTCGAGGTCATCGACGAAGACCCGCAAGCCAAGCTGTTCCGGGTTGGCAAAACCATCCTGGTGAGCTTCGGCGTCGCCGAGAAACGCACCGGCGCGCTGCTCGGCATGTGGCTCAAGTCCCGCAACGATCCAGTCGGGCTCCTCGCCGCCATCAAGTTTGCCCGCGACCAGAACGTCGTCGACCCGGTGGCGTACGTTTCCGCAATGCTGAAGGAAGGGAAGGCAAATGGACAAAAATCTGCCGGCGATCGGGCACACGAGCTTGCCGAAGAGTGGCGACGACGGGAGCGTGACGCGCAGGTTTCAGGAACGGCTGACAATGCCCGAGGCACTCGACCTGGTCGGCAAGCTGATTAACGCTACCTATCCCAATTCCAAGCTGCCCAACAGCTACATCGGCAACACCGCTGCGCTGATGCTCGATTATCCGAAATCGATCGCGGTTGCTTGCCTTCACCCCACGCGCGGCATCGCGCGTGACTGCAAGTTTCCGCCGAGCGTGGCGGAGATTGTCAAGTGGTGCGAGAGCGACTTTGGTCACTTGAAGCGGGCATACGAATACGATCAGCGCAGTGCCGAGCAGCTGCGCGAGCGCGAACGCATCGACCGCGAGAACGCCGCCGACAGTCCCGCGCATCGCGCCGCCGTGATCGAGCGCATCCGGGCGCAGATGGCGGCCGCCGGCATGCCGTTCGAGGCCGATCGCAAGCACGCGCACGGCGAGACGCCGGAGACCGTCAAGGCAAAACTGCAGCTGTCGGATGCAGATTGGGATGCGCTGCCGGATGCGCCACGTCGTGGTGACTTCTGGCACGGCGTGCGGTGGCCGAAGTGAAGGCGATCGACATCGAGCTGCTGTTGCGGTGGGCCTATCGCGACGAGCTGGCCAAGCGGGTGACGTCGAGCGCCGAGGGGGTGTGGGATCGCATGGTCGCGGTCGGCCGCTACGGCGTGGTGGTCGACAGCGCACCGCGGGCGCAGCGCTACGACCTGGGCGAGCCGCACGAGGATGCGCTCATCCTGGAAAGAGGGGTCGCATCGCTGCCTGATGCCGTCATAGATTGGCAGCGCGAGGCGGTGAGCGTGTTGGGCGACTTGATGGCTGTCCTGGAGCCTGGCAGCCTCGAAAACGCACCAGCGAGCTTCCCTGGCCGTTTTCGCCCCACCGCCTCCTGGACCACCAAGGCCGGCGAGCGCGTGTGCGTGCAGCTCGATCCGCCGCGCGAGGTTGCCTCGGTGCGGACGCTGCGCACCAGCGCATTGGTGACCATGCACGCCTCGATGGGCACGCGACCGGATTGGCGCGAGGAGCATCCGCAGCCGCTACCGGTGCCGGCGGTGCGCGGACCTAACCCCATGGTTATGGGCAAATGTTTGCGCAAGGGCATCTACAGCGAGGGGTCATACTGCCCATTGCGTTGGTGGCCGTCACCGACCGCAGTGGCTGCGGCGCGTGCCGACTACCTGGTGTGGTGGCGTGGCCTACGAGAATTGACAAAGATCAATTTCGTGGCGCATCGGGCGCTGCTGCCTGGGGTGCCGGAGATGCCTTGGTTGGCTTGACAAATGCGGCCAAATCATTGACGTATCGCCCTTGCTCCGAGCTGCGGGTGCGGTCGGACAGCCCTCCAACCCTCCCAAAATGTACGCGACCACGCATCGTCGCAGCGTGGTCGCGTGCCTTGCCGGGCTCGGAACAGGGAGGCGGGAGCCACGGGTTGGCCGGCTCCCCCTCCCTTTCAGTTCCTCCTCCAGGGATCATCCTCCCAAGGCTGCCGCGGCTTGAGCAGCAGGTAGAGCACCGTGCCGGCGATGAAGATCCCGGCGACGCCAACTGGTCCCGCGATGGCGAAGCCGATTGCGGCCATGAAAATGCCGGCAAAAGCGGCGGCGAAGCAGCTGCCAATGTCGTTCATTGCTTGCTCCTCTTGGTTTTCGGTTTTGGCTTGAGCCCGCGGGCATTCATGGCCAGCTGGTAACGCAGCTCGTGGGCGTCCTCGATGCGGATCGGGCCGGCTCTTCGTTCCGGGTGTGCGGCCTCGATGCGGGCAATGCCGATCGTCTTCTCGTGCAGCAAGCGCAGCAGGATTGCCGCCGGCCCATCGGTGATGCCCTCACGGCTCCAGCGCCGGCTGGTGCCGTCGCTCACCCCGATCAGCTTGGCCAGGCCGACCTGGGTGATGCCGAGATCGGCCAGCATGGTGTGGAACTGCTCGGCGGTGATCATGAGAGGATCCCTGCTTCGATGAGGATGCCGCGCGCTCCGAGCGAACCTGGAATGCGACCTGACCACAGGCATCGACCGTTCGCGTAGACCGAGCCGTGCCATTGCCATCCGCGGTTCTGGCCGCGCGGCTTGTACCGGATGCGAACCGACTTGCCGCGCGACACGACCACGGAGTACAGCGTGCCATCGACACTGCAGGTCCGCGTCCAGCCGCTGATGCTCTCGTGCTTGGGTCCAATCAATTCGTACTTCATGCTGCGGTCTCCTCTGCCGGCTTCCAGCTGGCGAGCCGGCGCTCGAACTCGGCGAGATCGGCGCGGGCGTTCTTGATGCCGGCGGCCAGTTCTTTGCGGTGCTGCCGGTAGAGCGACACGTAGGTCTGCCGCATGAAGCCGTCGCGGTCCCGATCGATGTCGCGATCGGCAAAGTCGGCAGGGCGCTCGACCGTGCCCTTGTTGCCGTGCTTCCAGCGGAAGGCCGGATTGATCTCGTATTCCAGCGTCGCCGGCGGGTTGGCCAGGAAGTCGGCCAGCAGCGCCTCGGTGCGGGCGATGTAGCCGACCAGGTGCTCGATCACGATCGGCAGCGCATCGCAGGCGACCTCGATGGGACGAAACTTGGCGCCCATGCAGCTCGCCGTCTGCCAGCCCTGGTGGCGTGGCCGCCGGTAGCCGTGGTGGGCGATGATGGCGTCGCAGATGTCGCCGCAGGTGTCGTTCTTGGGATAACCGCGCACCGTCTTGATGACGCGCATGCAGATCTGGCAGTGGGTGGTCATTCGGTTGCCCTCCTTCATGGCCTCCTCAGATAGGCAAAAACGTCCTACCGGTCAAGGATGCCTGGCCATGGTCACGGAGCTCGCACCGGATGACGAGGCCTTCTCGGTCATCCTCGCCCGCCTCACCGCCATCGAGCAGCGCCTGGTGAGCATCGAGCGCCTGATGATCGGCATCAGCTACTGGGCATTGCGGCCGGTCGGCCACGTCGACAGCACCGGCAAGGTGCATTTGGATGAGCAATGAACCCAGGACCGCTGGAAGAAGGCGTCAAGGTCGCCGGTCATGTGACCGAGGCGCTCAAGTCCTCCCCGATCCTGCTCGCCCTCGTGCTGCTCAATGCCGCCATCGTCGGCTTCTTGTTCTGGTCCGAATACCAGGCCAGCAACCGCGCCTCGGAAACC